GTAGTAACAACGCTACCAGCCGGTGCAATGTTTATGTTTAATTCCTTAAAGGTGTTACGCATTGCAGTATCGGCGGCAAGGTAAGCCTGTAATTGACTTTGAATATCTTGTTCAATAGTTGTATCGGGAATTTTATTAGTGGCCGCTATTTTTGCCAACATTCTTTCATTAAAATTAGTCAAACCTGTTCTTGCGCTATCAATTTGAGCAGCAATGGCGGTTAATGTTGGGTTAGTTGAACCGCTTGAAGTCGTAATTGGTGCGGTGGTTGTAGTGCTTAAAGGCTGTTGCAACAACTTATACATGTTCAAAATCTTGGCAATTAAGTTGTCAACTTCGCTTCCAAAACCTTCAAATGGATTGAGGGGTATAGGTATTTTTGAAATTGCTGTTGCAAGGTCGGTAGTTTGTAATTGAGCAATTGCCAGTTGTTTTCCAAGTTTCTCAGCCTCGGTTGCATTACCTTGAATTAAGGCTAACTGTAAACTGAGTCTAAGTTTTTCCTGCTCGGTATTCTTGCCCTGAAGTCCGGCAAAAATCTCAATTTGTTCGGTGTCAAACAAACCACCAAATTTTTTAAGTTTCTCTTGATCTTTTAGTAAAGCCTTTTCTTTCTTTATGGCGGCATTGCGAGCGGCAAGGTTTTTCTTAGCGTCGTTCTGTAATCTCTTTTCCTCTTTTTGTAATGCGGTGTAATCAAACTTTTGACTCATTGGGTCAAAAGGTTTATCAAAGTTTAATTTATATTGGAAAATTGGTGAATCGGGAGACAAGGTTAAATTCTGAAGTCCAATTTTTGTAACTTGAATAAACCTAGACATTCCGTCAATTAGGCCGCTAATCTTGTTAGCAATAACATCTATACCGCTTCCAATTTTCTCAGGGTCGCCAAATGCTTTGTCTAATGCCATCACTAAAGAACCGCCAATTGTTTCAGCGGCGTCTGAGGCTTTTGCGCTTAAGATTGCTAATTTTCCTGCATAAGAATCAGCGGCTAAAGCGGCTTGACCATCAAACTTTTTAGAAAGAAAATCAGTAATTTTGGCCATGTCCATTGTTGCCAATTCGGCTCTACTCAAACCGATTCCTAAACGGCTCAGCGCAGTATTTTCTTTTAATACCGCTTTACTTAAAGCAACGGTAACCGATTGTAAATCTTTACCAGTTCCAGCCGATACATCTAAAGCGACACTTAATAACTTTTGGGCTTCCTTAGCGTCTAAAGTTGAGTTAACTAATTGAGTAAAGGCCGGACGAAGTTGATCGTCAAGAACGCCGGTGGTGTTTTGTAGGTTTTGAATAAATCCTGCGGTCTGCAAAACTGCATAAGATTGGCCTAAGTTTTGTAATGTTTTAGATAATGCGCCGGCGGCTCTTTCGTCATCGGCAAAAGCCCTTACTGCCTTTTTGCTAAAGTTTATGGTTTGAAAAACACCAAAAGCCAAGCCTAGGGCTTTGGCTGATTTGGTTAAAGTATTGAGCGACTTACTGGCCGCTTTTGCGCCTTTGTCTTTATAGGTGCTAACAATAGGAATTTCAATACCGGTGGCACTCATGCGGCTAGTCCAATCCTTCTCTTAATGCTTGAATTAAATGTGAAAATTGCTTTATCAATTGCTTTGAAGGTTGCCTTTGTGACCTTGCCTTGATCTCTTGCAAAAGCCGCATAAAGTAAACGTCCTTGGTTTTTCCTACCCCTGCCAATACTTTCCAGTTTGGCTTCAGCATTTACGGCTTGAACGAATTGGTATCCGGCAAAAGGATTGTTGCTATTGTAATTCCTAGTTGAACGTCTCAAAATTTTGCCACCTGATTTATATGTGCCTTCGTCGCCTTGAACGAAATTACTAGCGTACAAACTTTGCATTGGCGCACGACCATTAGGGTTTTTACGTCCTGCGGTTTCATAGATTGCGCCGGCGGCTGACCTGTTTAATAGTTTGTAAGAGTTAACAAATCCAGCCCTGTTTCTCCTTGAGCGACCTACTGAACTAGTCAAACCTTTTTTAATAACATTAGGATTGTATTTAGGAAATCCACGACTTTTTCCGGCAGTTCTTGAAACAACTGTTTTGCCTTCGTCTTGCCAACCGCTTAGGTCTTGCAATTGATTTGGAACTTGTCTTTTTGCGTCTGCAATGACTACACGCATTGCGCTACGAATTTCCTTGTTCATTTCCTTATAGAGATCAGGTGCAAACTTCTTTAAGGCTTTTTGAACCTCAACGAGCCCCTTTACCTCTACTGGCATTTTCCATCCTTTTTGAGTCCTCTTTTAACACGTTCATAGTTGCTAAAAGTAGTGATCTATCCATTTTCAAATACTCTGAATGAGGTATGCCAGTCCTAACTGCCAATAAAGCAATTAGATAAGTAAAGTCATACCTCGTTACCCATTTGGGGAATCAGCGTCCATAATCTCTACCTTGGATAGAGTCAATAGATACTTTTCCCCGAATGGTGGAACTGTATTCCCTGCATGTCTTTCGGCTTCCCATGAAAGCCAATAGACGTCTGACTGGCGTTCCTCATCTCTAAAACGCTTATGAAAGCCAGTCTTAAAATTCTGTTCAAACGCATATTCGAGTGCAGGGGTTATATCAAATTCAGATACTTCCCCTGAAGCCTTAGTCACTCTCAATTTAATCATTACTACTCCTTAGAATGTACCTGTTGTTGCAACGGCTACTGCACCGTTTACAGTCCATGTTACATCCTGAGTACCAAGATCGCCAACTCCGCCGTTAATGTCGGTAGTGTTATTGATAAGGCAAGTCATTGTATAAAGTGGGTTAGTTGCTGAAACTGCGGTTCCTTTTTCCTGTAATAAAACTACAGTAACTGAAGTTCCCCAAGCGGCTTGCAATGTTGCAAGAACGTTGGCTGAAGCGGTGTCATTCAGGAAGGAAATTGCCACGCTTGAAGTCTCCAAGCCTTTGACAAATTTTTCACCGGTATCGCCCATGGCTGTCACCGATAATTCATTAAACGAACGGTTAAGTGTGACGCTAGTCACATGATCTGAAAGATCGACGGAATTAACCTTTACGCCGACCTTATTATTTAGAAATACAGCCATTGGTTATTCCTCATCTTTCTTTGAGACTGGTTTTGGCTTATCTGTTTTTGCTACTTGCCCGACTTTTTCAAGCCAAGCCTTGTCCTCGGAAGGAACATCTATAAAATCACTCATTTTTTAACTCCAACTTGTCATGATTGAGACGGACATATCACTTGTTAACATTTCGCCGGCAGCGTTTGAAAGTACTGTCGGTGCCGATATATTGCCAACACTTATTTTCAAGGTTGTTGAGGCGGCTAGTTTATTGAACACGCCTACAACCATATCCTCAATGCCAATTAAGTTTCCTTGATTATCTAGCATTGGAACGATCATTACTATTCTAAAATTTACTTTTGGCGCAACACTTGAGTAAATGTTGTTGCTTGGTTCAATATAAGGCTCGTCTGGTTGGACAATTACTGAATTTGCGATGGGTGAGGCAGGTGGGTAAGAAAACACCTGCCAAACCCCAGCGTTCTCCAACGCCGTCGCAAGGGTTGTTCTGAGAGTTGTAACGGCAACTGTCATTATCCAACCAAACCGTTAGGAGAAAGGTGATTCGCTACCAAACCTCTGATTCTTGCGAGTAATGTATTTCCCATTTTATAGGGTGATGGTTGGAAGTCGGGTGAAATTCCACCGGACGCAGTTTGTTGTCTGCTCTGCCAAATGTCAACTGCAATCATGGCAGCACCTTGACGAATTTCGGAAATAGTTGCATAGTCGACATTAGTAGCCGCTGATATTGTTCCGTATGGTCTTACAACTCTTTTAGTTTCTGCGGAAACGTGTGATATTGCGTATGAAATTGAATACTCTGTTATCGCTGTAACTGTTTTGTTTCCACCGTTATAGTGCGCCGCTACATTCTCAACCGTTACAGTTTCGCCTAGTTGAATGTTATGTTTTTGATCTGTATAAAGAGTCGCTAAAGTTGTTGTACACTCTCTCGCAATTACGTTGTAATCATTAAACCACAAATAGCCTTTGACAATATTTTCGGCAGCCTGACAGCACTCCTCAACTACTGAATCAGAATATAAACTTCCAATTCCCAATAAAACACGAAGTTCTGCCTTGGTAACGTAGGTAGCCGGCAAAGTATTGTCCTTTCTTAAAGTAAAGGGGCAAAGGCTTCCAATGCCCCTTTACAGGTTATTCCTAGTAAGGAAAGTTTATGCAACCATCCATTTGTAAGCACCGGCAGCAACTTTAGTAGCAATTGCGCCGTAGCCATAGTAAGAAACTTCAATTTGTCCAGTTGAAATCAAATTAGATTCCAAGCGATACTTTGTTGATTCGTACCATGTGTAAGATGATGGATTTAGCACGATAATTGAATTATCGCCTGTTCCAGATAGCGCACGTGAAACACGTAGATTTAATCCACCAATGTTTCCACGAACGTTAGTTGGTGTTAGATTACCTGAAGCGTTCTGAGGATTGATAGTTTGTACAAATACTGCACGATTTGAACCATCAACTAATCCCATTAATGCGCCCCATTGTTCTGGAGATACAACGATGTTTTCAGCAAAACCAAGAGTTCCAGAATAAATTGAAACTGCTGCGTCTGAAATGAAGTCTTGAATGTTTGCTGCGGACATTGTGCGGTTTCCGCCATCTGTTCCGTTTGTAATAATTGCGCTGCCTACTGCTGTATCTGTTGCTTTAGCGTAAGCGAATTCCATTTGACGCACTAACTCTGAAAAGAACGCAGGGCTAGATCTGTCCAATAATTCTACGGAAAATTTCTGGCTGCCCGCATACTTACCAACATTTACGCTCAAGAAGGAAATATTTTGATCTTGCTCAGATGGTGCTGCGCCTTCTGCTGTTAATGCAACAGATGGTACTTGAGTAAGTTTTGGAATTTCAAAAGTCATTCCGGCGTCTGGAAGTGCTGCTGAACTGA